TGTGCCATCAGGTGTAAAATCAATTTGACATGATGTAAGTGCACATATCTTGATTATATTCAAACCTTTTATTCTTCGGTTTTGGTTTTTATAACATATTCTAAACACATTGGGTGACGCTAGAAATAGTGAAGATCCTGATGATTGTGATGCCCTTCTCCTAGATGGTAACATACCTTGTCTAAACCATCTTTGTATTTGTCTGACCACTTTTGCCTCTTTTGTGCTATTTGGTGCAAAGGTGAATCCGAAAGAAAATGATCTTAGTTGAGGACCTCCAAACAATAATTCTAGATTAGGATTTATAGCAGCACCTGTTTGTCTTGTAACGAACTGATCTACGTCAACATTGATACCAATTGTACCTAGAACTGATCTTGCTAAAGTTGCACTTAGGATATCACCAGAATTAATATTTTCACCTGTTATTGATTCTCTTTTTAAATCATTTTTCACAACACTCAAGGCAGTTCCAACTTGGTCTTTTGCACCCGATATTGCTTTGAGTATATTACCCTTAGTGACAAGTTCTTGAATTCCTCTATCGGCACTTTGAAATGCTGAAAGTTCAACTGCGTTTGCTCTTCCTTCACCCCAGTTTACACCATTACTGACTCCTAGTTTATTTGGTATTGGTAATTTACATGAACCATGTCTTACTTTTTTATTCCTTAGATTCGAGCCTCTTGCAACTCCATATTTTAATGTTTGACCTATGCTTTGATTTAATACTTTCTCATCTGATGATCTCCCCTGTTTTGTATTTTGAGGTGGCGAATATTCATATTGCTCAAAATAAATGTAATCTTGACCGCTTGTTCTAACAGCACCATCATCACCTACGCCACTTAATTCATCAACTTTCATGTCAATTGGATATGTGTAATCTCCACTTACCTCTATACTCTTCTTGAATTCTTCTAATTCTGCATTTTCTTCTGCAACCTCTTTTTCTATTTTTTCAACATTTCTCTCCTTATCTGTTTTGATTTCTTCATTCATAATTGTACTCACATCTGAATTACCATTTTTCTCAAGGGCTTTTTCAAATTCCTCCAAGTTACCATTTTTTTCTATATTTTTTTTTACTTCATTCATATTCTTGATATAAACTCTTTCCCTGTCTGGATTATTTTTTAGTGCTTCTTCGACGATTGCTCTGTTCTCTTCTGTTAAATTATCAATTTTACCTATAAAACGCTTATCAAATGAAGCGATATGAATTTTTACTGTTGAACCTGTATCACCATTAAGACTAATATCTATCGTCTCAGTAACATATACAATTGATCCGTCAATAGTTGTTTTATATAAGAAAGAATCAGTGGTCGGTTTTCGCCAGCCATCAAAGCCTCTTACATATGGTGATATTGGTTTTTCGTCGCTCATTTTATCATTCTCCTTATCTTTTGATTTGTCAATGGTAATTCAATACTTCCTATATCTCTTACAAACTTTTCAAGACGCATTCCTAGTGCCTTATCTACATCGTTACCTTTTAGTTGTAGAAACATGCCTTTTACATAAGATCTAAGGTATTTATTGAATCCAGGCAACTTAGTATAATCTTGATCTGCAAGAATGTAGTCAAGTACGCCCGATCTGTTTGATGGTTTTGTATAATGTAAGTTTACACCATAAAATGCATTATTTTCCATGGCAACAATGTAAGTCATGGGATTTCTATCGTAAAAAGGTAATTGTTGTGCATATTTGGCAGTATATTGATACAAAAAGACTTCACCTATTACAGGCTGTCCGACCACCTCTGAGGTTGGGAAGACGTTACTATATTCCAAGTTCTTTCTCCGTTAGAATTTGGAACTCCCACTTGCGATCCTTGCAAAAGTCCTCTGCTGCTGCCCACTTTGCTTGATTTGTAGCATAAGTGAACACCTCGGACACATATTTTTTAGTTCTTCTCTTCTGCATCTTAGGTTCTTTGACTTGTTTTGCAGGTTTGATCTCTATCACCTTTTCTTGAAGTTTACCCTTGACATCCTTGTATTTGACATAGAAATCAGGGAAATATCTATGTATTCTATTATCTACAGGTGATCTATATGGTATGACTATTTCTTCTGATGACCACTTTACTATGCTTTTGTTTGTATCACAATATTGCATAAATTTTAGTTCCCATGATGATCTGTAGATGACCTCTCTGAAGTCACCTTTGTACTTTTTATAGTTTTTGGGTCTAAACTTACCTTTATATGACATACATAGTATGTAACATACTATATTTAGATGGCACAGAGAGCAGAAGCATTTAGATCTGGGAGATTTTATTTACCAACGGTAGAATTGACTGATACGTCAACGAAGTTTGGTAATATAAGTCCAGCATTTAATAATAGTTATGATGTAATGATAAATTTCAAGAAACCACAGAGTGATTTGAATGCGTTTATAAATCGACATGGATTTTACGATCAGAATGGAGGATCTGACTCACCTTACAATGCAGGGTCATATCTAGCACTTTTTTGTTCAGAAGCAGTTTTACCAGGTTCAGATATAGCAACAGCACAAGTAGATGGTCTAAGACAAGGTATATCACAGAAATATGCAACCTTTAGAAGATTTCCTGATATACTATTGACATATTATTTGCAAACTGATTATTATACAAATGACGTGTTCAACGCATGGATGGAATACATATCACCTACGAGTGGTAGGGAAACTGCAGCGTTCAAGAGAATGAAATATCCTGATACCTATAAGTGTGATATGGAGATCACAGCGTTCAGTAGAGATATAAATGATGAGTTTGCAAAACTCAATAAAACGAGTAGATTTAATAATCAATTACCCAGTAGTATCACATACAAAATACAGAATGTGTTTCCAAGCAGTATTGTCGCTGCTCCACTTGCATATGGAAGAGCAGAATTGATCAAGACTACTATCACATTCAAATATGATCAATACTTTATTGATAGAACATCAAGAGTTGACAATGCATTCTCAGAGTCAAGACCATTTGATCGTATATTGAGTAATGATCCTAAAGAAGCAGCAGCTATTGCTGAAGATTTTGGTATGAGTCTTACGGATGCTGAGAAAATTGCTCGTGGCGAAACCGTAGAAACACTGATAGAATAGTAATCTAAATAAATACACTGAACCAAATATTATTATGCCTTTACCAAAGGTCGTTGCACCTACATTTGAATTGCAACTTATATCAACAGGAAAAAAAGTAAAATACAGACCCTTTCTTGTAAAGGAGGAGAAGGTTTTACTTATAGCACTTGAGAGTGGTAATGATGATGACATCACTGCTACACTAAAAAGTGTATTGAAAGCATGTATTCTTACTCGTGGAATAGATGTTGAAAAATTACCTAGTTTTGAACTTGAATACTTATTTTTGAATATCAGAGGTAAATCAGTAGGTGAATCTGTTGAATTACTTGTGACATGTCAAGATGATAAAGAGACTAAAGTACCTCTTACTATAAAACTGTCTGAGATCAAACTTGAAGTCCCTGAGGGTCACACTGACATGATTAAGATTGATAATGATATCAATATCAAGATGAAGTATCCATCAATGCAACAGTTTATGGATAATAATTTTATCGCATCTGATCTAAGTGGGTCTAATAGAATTGATAAAGCGTTTGACGCTGTTGTTGATTGTATAGACACTATTTTTACCATAGATGAAGCGTGGTCTTCCGAAGATTGTTCCAAAAAAGAACTTCTAAAATTCATAGAGCAATTGAACTCACAACAATTTGCTATGATTGAGGAATTCTTCGCTACCATGCCAAAATTACAATATAAAGGCAAAGTGAAAAACCCAAATACCAAGAAAGAGTCAGAAGTGGTAATTGAGGGCTTATCAAATTTTTTCGCATAATGCTATATCATACCAGTATTGATTCTGTATTGGAGACAAATTTTTCTCTAATGCAACATCATAAATGGTCTGTGAGTGATATAGAAAACATGATTCCTTGGGAAAAAGAGGTATATGTGAATTACCTTATCAAGTTCCTAGAGAAACAAAAACTAGAAGCACAACAAGCAAAGGCAGCAGATGCAAACGCCTGGTAGACAAGTAGCACCTCAAACTCCTATGATTCCAATGGAGCGTAGGATGGATTTGGCTTATGATAGATTATTACAGAGGGCAACAGAAGCAACACAAAATTTAGAACAACCTCAAACAAGAGTTTTAGGTCGTGTTATTACTCAATTAGAGTCGATGAATAACACGATGCGAAGTATACAAGAACAGATTAGAGAAGACGTAAGAGCGAAAAGAAGATATTATAGAGAGGAAGCAAGACTACTAAGAAAAGATAATGAAAACCTAACTGATGTAAAATCGAACATATTATCAGGATTGAGAAAAAATCTTGGTGCTGGTGCAGCTTTGACAGGTGTTGCACAAGTTGGTGCAGGTAATATTGGTGGTGGATTACAAAGTTTTGGATTGGCAGGTGCTTTACTATCTCCCGAAATAGTAGAATTTCTAACAGGATCTGTAGTAAATGTCCTTGCACTCAAGGGTCTAATAGGTGGTGGTAAAGGTGCTGCTGCGAGTGGAATTGGAGGAAATATCGCTGGTGCATCAAAACTTAAGAATCCACTCTTGATCACTGCTGCACTCGCTGCCAGTCTCTTGTTACCATCTATTGCAAATGCAGGTCAAGGTGGTGATAAAAGAAGACAGGAATTTGTAAGAAAAGAACTTGAAGGTGAACAAACAATCAACAAACCCGATGTGACAAGATTTAGGTCACTATTGGATAGATTTGATAGTATATTGTCGAGTATAACACTTGATAAAGAAAAAGAAGAAGGTCAAGCAGATCCAGAAAAATTAAAAGATGTAAAAGTCAATGAAATAGATCCACCAAAAGAAAAGAATGATTTAGATGATGGAGATATATCAGCAATTAATAGTGTAATACCTAATAATGCTGATTTCGTAACAAATGAAAATAAAAAGACTGACAATGATCTTACAGCGTTAGTTGAAACTAATATTGGTGAAACTATATTCAAAAATGAGGTAAATGAAGGTGACGTGAATGTTGCTGCAAATACTGAAAACAACGTCAATGTTGAGGTCAAGGATGATAGAGAATTAATTGAAATGACACAGAATGAAAACATTGAGAATGCAAATGAAATAAGTGAATTGTTTACTCCTCCAGAAGATGTCAATGAAAAAAACAAACAATTAAATGAAAATTTAGATATCACTAATGTTAGTAAAGATTTAAGACCAAATACCGAAGTAAGCAATAATTTATACAATATGGATATGACTCAGGATAATTCACCAAAAACGGTATCAGGATTCACAGGTGTTACAGCGACACCTGATGCTGTATCTGTAAGCACTAAATTTTCTACTGGTGGTGGATTATTTGACAGATTTGAGGCAGCGTCATCTCTTAGAACATACGGAGCATACTCATGATAGAGAGATCGCTTGCTGTAATATCAAATCAAAATAGAAGAGGTAGTTTAGCACTTAGAAACGACCTTAGAAATAGTTTTAGAGTTGAGAGAATACTTGAGAAAAATTCTCTTTCAATCAAAAGTAAACTCGTAGAAGAAAGAGGTCGTACACTAAAAGCACTAGCGTTACAAAGTAAGGAAGAACAAAAAGATAAAGGAGTAGGCGTTGGCGGTGCATTAGGTATTCTAGGTGGACGTGCACTTGGTAGAAGATTTTTTGGTAGAGGTGGTCAAGGAGGATTTCTAAGAAGATTACCTAAAGTTCCAAAATCACCCTCATCATTACTTAGGATGCAGAAAGGAACCTCTGCTTTATCTAGGGTGGGTAAAGTAGGTAGACTTGGAAGAGTAGGACCTCTTGCTGTTGTGGGTGCAGGTTTAGATTTTGCAGGTAGAAGAGCAGAGGGACAAACTAATCT